AAACAATTCTGGCAGCAACATAATTTGGAGAATCTGGACTTAAGTTTAGATTTGAGAAACTTTCTAAAACAACTGGTGCAACATCTTTATCTTTTGCACTTCTTACAACCAAGCTGAATGTTCCATATTGGTCAGCTGGATCGTCAGAGTATCTTACGTCTTCAATAGAAATTTTAATGTTTCCATTTGGAAAAGCACCGTGCTCAAGAGCAATAACTTTGAATAGTTTTTTAAGACTTGTTGGATTAAATGAGCCATAAGGTCCTGTATCTTGCGCTACAACCCACCCTGTTGATGCAGGATTTGAGTCGAGTTGGTTTTGATTATAATCACAATTGAATTGATTAGCATCACCATGCAGACCAAGAATCACACCGTAAACTGTACCTGTGGATGACCCGCTCGTAATAGTTGACTGAACAACTGATTCGTAAGTTTCTCCAAGAATATAATTTTCTTGGTCATCTGTTGAATAAAGACTTGAATTTAGTTTTGTTGGGTTTGTATTGAAAACTTTTCTAATGAATTTATCACTTGTTGGGTTAAAGTTAAATTCGTATTTTTCATTTTCGCCGCCTGCTGAATTTGAAAGTGCAACGACCCACTGACCGCCATTTGCTGATGCCGCATCGTTCCTAATCATAATAGCAGTACCGACGCTGTTTGCAGTTCCATCTGCCGCAGTTCCACTTAATGACATGTGATAGTCACTTCTTGTATACCAAACAGCAGCAAGAGTTCCAGTTACATTATCTGTTGCGCTTGATCCAGAATCAATAAGGAAAAGACCGAATGCACCACCTGTATCTGTTGTTCCGCCAGCACCAATTTTCCAGCCAGCCAATGCTGCATCAGTGCCGTCGTTATCAATATGAGAGCGACCAAGAAGACGAATAAAGGTTAAAGGAGTGCTATTTGCTAACCATGCTTGTGCAGCATAAGCGCCATACTGTGGAGATAAGTCTTCATTTCCATCACGCCAAACATCACTTACTCTACCACCAGGTTGTGGGGTTCCGAATATTTGAGCAAATTCTGTAAAGTTCTCAACTTTTACTGGTTGAAGAGCAGGACCTCTTTGTGCTCTCCCAACGATAACTGGTCCGATTGCTTCTGGTTCATCTGGTAGTTGTGATCTATCAAGTTCTCTTAATTGAACTCCAGGTGAAACGAAACGATATTTTTTGGATGCCATGTGATTAAATCTCCTTATTGCGCTTTAATAATCTTTTATAAATAGTGTGTTTATAAGCGAAAAGACTAAACATTTAAGGTCTAAACTTGCCATTACTCCAATCTGGTTCATCACCAACCACTACTCTCTCTCGGGCTGTTCTTATTTCAACTGCATTTTCTCTGACAACCACGTTTGGTCTTTTCTCATTTTTATCGCCACCAATTAGATAACCGAGAACACGAACTGATATTTCAGTTTCATAAACTCTGGTTTCTGCTCCCAATTCTGTTATGTCGTTATTAGAGGAAAAATCAGATTGCACAAAGGCTTCATAAGAATGCCCATCTCTTTTAAAAACAAGATAATTGATTCCGTTTGTTATTGTAACGAACGGTTGTACAATTTCATTTATTTGCTGTTGATATTCCGATCTTATTGTAATTGCATAGTCTACAGAAACGTATGAAGGAGCAGGCATTGTTAATGTTTCATAAACAATCTTTTTTTCATTTGTTTTTTTTCTGCTTGGAAAGTTAATTTGTTGAGAGCCGGGATTTCCTTTGTTGCCGACAATTTTATTCTTTTTTCTGTAAGCATCAGCATTTAAAAAATTCCCTGTCTTGTTTTGACCAACTTTTCTTGCTACTGTTATTGAGCCACCTTTAGCGTCATTAACGGGATAAACGTTCCCATAAAAAACTCCTTTATCTGTTAATGACTTTTCAAAGCCAGTTCTTGCTATTGATATCATAGGAAAAATTAAAGTTCCATTATCGTCTCTTAAATCTTTATCGTCTTTTATCTGGAACGCTCTTTCTGAAGCTTGCCAAATAACAGGCACTTTATTGAAGCCTTTGTTAGTAGTGCAAAAAATATTAAGTTCTTTATCGACAAAATCATAAATTGAATAATCGATTGTTTCCAGTGTTGACGGCTCAAATGATATGATTTGTTTTATTGTTCCACTTACATTACTAATATCTTTCATACTTATTTACCGTCAAATAATCCTTGTCTTGCTTTTGCACATCTTGCAGATATTTCTAATTGATTTTGGTTTTGCCCAAATAACTGCTTTGGTTCATTAAGAGTTATGATCTCGTAATATTCCTGATTATACAGAATAAAATCACCTTCACGAACAAACACATCTTGATCTTCTGTCAAGCGCCTTTTGTGGAAATGGCACGTTAATTCATAAATTCTATCCAGACCGTAACCTGTTGTAGTTGTCTCATTACCGTTCCAATCAATAAGAACATAAACTCTAACCGGAGGTAGAAAGTTTTTTTCTATTGCTTCTCCATAAAGGGGGTGATAGTTTGTGTGTTCTCGACTTACAGGATAATAAGCAATTGTTTGACCAATCACTCTCTCTATAAGCTCATCATTGACCTGCTTTACCAAATCTCTTTCTTTTTTATTGAAAAAAAGAGGTGGTGGAGGATTATTTGGTCTATCCCATTTGTTGTCGTCCGACATTTAAAAATCCTCCTTATCCTACAAAAATCTTCATAGGAACATTTGTTTGCAGTGTTTTTGCGTCCTCTGTCATTTTAGCATCTTGAGCAACCATTGCTTCGTATGTGAGCCTATCTAGCAGTTCTTTAAGTTCTGTTTTAAGTGCATCTTTTTCAGCTTGTGATTGTGTTGCAAGTTCTGCCGCATTTAATGTTACAGCATCTCCTGGTAAAGGTATTGCTCCAAACTTACCTCGAACTTGCGCGAGCATTCCTTTAGCAATCGCCAAAGCATAGTTTCTTATCCATTGTTTGCCCATGCTGTTAATGTTTGCATAAGGTATATTTGCAAATGGAAGAGTGTTGTAATTGTTGATTCCATCTTTTCCATCTTTTCTTGTATCATCTGAACTCCATGGATCTTGTGGGATTGTAAATTCAAACCAAATCCTTTTTGGGTTTATAAATCCAAATGGAGAATTAGGTGGCGGATAAAGCTTTAAATAATTGTCTCTTAATTCATATGAGTAATGAGATGCCCTTGTGTATATACTATCCTCATATGCCATCGCTTGTGATTTATTTTGCCACGTTGGAACAATCTCAAATGTAGAATCGTCTGAATATTGACCATAAGTGTTGAGATTGCCCACAACATTTAATCCCCCATAATATCCATAAAACCTCCACATTGCAGCATTGGACTTATAATAAACTTTTCTTATTTCTACTCTTCTATTATTTACGCTTCCAGAAAAAGGTATAGAAGCAGAAAGTGATAAATTTTGAACAGTTGCTTGTAAGTCATATTCTTGCTGACCTGCAACCATGTCAACAGATGCTGTATAAACTCTAATGTCTCCCATCGCTGCTTCTTGAGATAGTCCATCTGAAACTCTTGAAACATAAGAAAAAGTAAAAGATGGATATTTTAATGCAACATGTGTTCCGCTCAAACTTGAAGATAACTCACCAGCCTCTAAATCACCTTTATGATCAAAAGTTCCAGTAGTGGCACCAAGAAAATCAGAAAGAACATTGATTGCTTGGTGATTATTAATAATATAAGAATATTCTAAAGTTGCAAGCTCATAAGCTGTATAGATATTTTGTTCTGTAAGTTCAATATCTAATACATCACCACCAAGCATTTTGTAGGTATATGCTACTTGTGCTGCTGCACCTGATAAGAATTCTGTTGAATCAAGATATACACCATAAGGAACAGCAGTCGATATCACATTTGCTGTATTTCCTGTGGCTGGTAATACGTAAGGGCTTGTTTGTTGTACAGGTGTTAAGGTTGGTGGCGCTGTCATATTTCTTTCTCCTATGAGTTAAATAGTTGTTTTTGGCGCAAAAGATAAAAGAAAACCCCACTTCCCGCGAGGAGAAGTGAGGCTTCTTAAGAGTTGCTATGAACTAAAAGGTTATTAACCCAATAGATCCTCACAGATTACAAGACCGTACATATCTGGTCTTACCATCTTCTTCGCATAGCGAGTCATTACGCCCTTACGAGGAACGAATGATTCTGGGTCGAAAATGGTTGGAGTAACTTGTAGAGGAACGTATGGCGCATAAACATAACCGCTTTCAAGGAAAGAGTTACCTTTACGACCAACCAACACTACGTTACGAACAAAGTAAGGATCGACATAGATGTCAAGTTTCTTGCTCAACTGACCAACCTTAACTGCGCCAGCAGTACCACGGTTTTCATCAGCAGTTGTATCAGCACGGAAACCACTTGTGAACTCAAGGATGTTTGCAACTTCTGGGCTAACTACGATGAAGTTAGCTCCACCGCGCAATGTTTTGCGGTGAATTTGTGCAGAAACGTCATTGATGGTCTCAAGAAGAGTCTCATACCATTCAGAAACTGTACCAGTGAAGTCTGGGAAAAGATTACCATTGATTGATTTACCAGTTGTTCTATTAACAAATTTACCTGGTTTACGTGACCAATAATAAGTTCCTGCGGTTGCACCCTTAACGAGGTCCTCAAGAATTTCTTGGTCAATTTCAAGAGCAATTTGTTCAGACAATAGAGAGGTCAACTCAACTTCTGCATCCAGATTATGGTATGCGTTGATGTCTTGTTGAAGCTCTGGTGTCCATTTTGCCTTGAGTTTTTTGGTGATTGCTGTTACAGAAACTGCATCAACTTTGATGTCGATTTCTGGAATTGCTGTTTGGTCCTCAAGACCCCATGCGGTTGTTCCAACAACACCACCGAGAGCACCATTTGTGAAATCGTCAGTCATAACAAATGCTGCATTGTCAACTGCTGCAAGAGAAGCAGTCAGATCGCCAGCAGTATTTGTTCCTGTTGCTTCAAGAACAACAAGAACTTTGTTTTGTGCGACAGTTCCAGACAAACGAGTTAGTCTACGAACTTGACGACCAGAAATAATTTGATCTCCACCGTCTTGCAGTGTAAGTGTGACAAAATCATTTGTGTTGAATTGGTTATTTGTTAATTCGTTTAAATTAATTTCGGCAACTGCGACAATTGAGCCAGAAAGATCTGGATCAAATTGCACTGCCTTATCAAGCTCATGACTTCCTGTTCCTACTTGACCAGCCAATAGAATTGCAGGAGCTGTGATAACAACTGATGATGTTACAGGGGAAGCATAGCCATTGTTAAGTGCATAAAAGCTCTTTTCAGCATTTGCACCATCAAGGCTAACACCACCAGTGATTTGAGAAGCAACAACTCCTCCACCATATATAGATTCATTATCGGCATATCCATCGAGATTAAGCGATTCAGCGTTAGAATCAGGCTCAATAACAAAGTCAAGGAAGAAGATAAGACCGGATGGAAGGCTCATTGGTTGAACTGAAACGAGTTCATTTGCAATAAGACCACCAAATACGCGGCGAACGATAGGGAATGCAACTGCTGCAAAACCTTCGACATCTCCTGCTGCCATTGTGCTTGCTTCACGAAGAAGCTCTTTTGCTTGATTTTCTAATAGTGCAGCCATGTTGCTGCGGGTATGGTCACTGCCAATACCTTCAAGAAGACCAGTTTTTTCCCATTTGTCTAGGATAGCTGCACCTTCTTTTTGAACGTCGCGACGAACGACGCCTTCTGTCAATTTTTCAATAATAGACATGATTTTTCTCCTTAAATAAGTCCAGCAAGTTTTTTCATTCGATTAGAAACTTGTTCTTGCACGGATGATTTTGCTGGTTTGTTTGATTTCAAAATAAGTTGACTATTTTTGCTTGTGACTTCGGAAAGATTCTTTGGAGCACGATCTTTTCTTGCTTCCAATTCCTCGTTCAAAGTATCAAAAATAATCTTTGCTTCATTAATAGATTCCGCATTTGAAACCTTTTCGACAAGACGTTGCTTTTGTCGCTCATTCAAGGAGTCTGATTCCAGAATACGATTTTGGTATAATAGTTTTGCGTTAGAGAAATTTAATTCTTCTAACTTGTTTGCTGCTTTCATAGAAACTTTCTTAAGGTTCCTGTATTCTTCGTTGATCTTATTCTTTTCAAGATTAACGGAATCAAGTTCCTCCTTCTCCTTCACCT